ATGAAAAACGTTATGAATAAAGCTTGGCAAATCGCTCGTAAAGGTCAAAAACAATTTGGCGGGAAAGTTAAGGAATATTTCGCGGAAGCATTAAAATTAGCATGGGCTATCTACAAAGCAAGCAAGGCAGTTGCTACAGTTAAAACTACATCCGGTAGCAAAAATCACAAATCATGGGTAGCTCAAATCGTAGGACCTCACGCGAAGTGGAAGCTTGACCGTCAGTTTGTAAATGCGGTTTCTGAAAACGATTGGGACGGAAAAGTTTTTGAATTGAAGACTGGCGTGTATGAAGTGTGCAACGCAGGTGATCGCGAGTTTATCCGTGTGGATGGATCAGATATTGAATACATCGAGTACGCTGACGTTATAGCGGTTTTCGCATAATACTACCCCTGTCTTATGCTTATAAATGGAGGTTACAACATGATAGCAAATTTGGAGTCAATCAAGAAATTATTAAACACATCGGTAATAAGCCAGTATCGCATCGCTAAAGAGTCCGGGGTATCCGCTCCCACATTGCAAAAGTACGCAAGCGGCAAATCAAAGATTGAAAATATGTCATTGATCAACGCAATCCGGTTGACGGAATGCTATGAAAATTACAAGGGGGTAATTGAAATGGAAAACAAAATTAGTGAAATCATTGCAGGAGTAGAAAACTGGAAAGTGGAATTAGACAGCGAATACGACTTGCACGAAGTGCGCGAAGAAGAATATATCTCACATTGGGTAGAGGGCGATGAACTAGAAGTGTACTTTGCGGAAAAACAATTTGTGAAGGATGCCCGCGAAGAAAAAACTGTGGAAGAATTATTGGAAAGGCTGAATGACTTGGAAGACCGTTTTAATTATGACAAGGTAGTCGCTTATGATGCAGGTTCTGGTGTCGTCTGGCTGTAAAATAAAAAACCCCTCCGTCCACATGTTGGATAGAGGGTTTTCTGCTTTAAAACTCGCCAAAGTTTATACATTATTCTCAACGACTTAATTATAACACACTTACTTCTTCTCTAAATCCGTTACAATCTTCATCATCACCGACGCAAACTGCTCACGCGTCAATCCTTCTTTCGGACGTTCGCCGTTCATGTACCCTTTTTTCTCTGCCCATTCCCATCCGATGCGGTGGGATTCACTTGGCGTGTTTGTTGGTTTGCTCACTGCAGCCACTTCCTTTACTGGTTTTTTTATTTCTGCTAGTTTAGCAGCTATTCGATTCCGTACACTGGCCGCTCTACCTTCATCCAGTATTCGATGCGGACAGTTTTTTCCCGACCAATCACGGTGCCATTTTACACGATCCATGCCCCATCCGTATTGATGCAGCACATGTGCCACGTATTCAATCGCATTTTCTTCCGCTGCCACGTATCGTGGGCCACCTGACTTGGAGTAACAGATTTCAATGCCGATAGATTTACGGTTGCCAGTACCATCCTTTCCGTCCCCTGCATGAAATGCATTACGGTTAAACGGAATTGCTTGGATTGCTTCCACATCATCAATAGCCACATGGTAGCCCACTTGCGAACTATTACGCGTCATATATGCAATCTCGTTAGATGCTGGAGCATCATTGGCCGTATTGTGGATGGTGATGTATTGAGGATCCATTGTGTAAGGTGACTTTAACCGTAAGGCGGCACCTGTTAAATACTTATTTACTATTTTATAAGCCATATTATTTCAACCCCTTCTTTTTATCCAATTCTTCATCTACTCTACTACCCGTCAACTCTTCGCTGATTTCCTGACCTAACGATTGACTTTCGGATTCGATAACTTTTAATTTTTCTGCAATCCCGGGAGGCACTAGCACACCTAATTCCGCCATGTTTTCCACAATGGATAATACTTCGTTCGCGATATAAAACAGCACGGTGCTAAATACGAGCGTGCCTTCCAAATTTAATATCTGATCTACAATATTAGCGGTGATGATTACAATCAGCACCAATAGCTTACGAGCGTAGCCAAATAATGATTTACGACTCCATAGATTATGGTTTTTCGCTGCTTTAAACAGCCCTGTTACAATATCCAATCCCATCAGCAGCATAAGTAAGTGTAAAAACTTTACTCCCCCAAACAGATACATGTGTACGATTTCCAAATGTCCCAAATAGACAACCTCCATATTCATCACTCCTTCGTGATTTTTATAAAATAAAAAGAACGCCCGTGTGGACGCTCTCACTTAAACCTTGTTTTAATATCTATTACTTTGTCGTAATCCTCAAAATTCAGATTCATGTAGTTATCAGGTTGATTGATTTCCATATTGACCACTTGGAGATCCAAGCCATTAACTTCCCACCGCGCCCCCTTTTTTACGGAATGATTTTGAGAAGCGATATGATCAACCGTTGTTTCTTTGATGATTTCATCTTTGTATTTAATGTTAACTTTCATCGACTTTCCCCCTTTATGTCTGGTTAATTCGACAGAAAAACGGGGTATCCTTTTTTATTTAAAATAAAGAAACACCCACTTTGTTAGACGTTCTGGCTTAATTAATCATACAACGACGGCAAAGTAAATTCATAAGTGATTTTCATTGTCTGCGTGTTGGTTTTTGTTACCGGTTCGGACAATAAAGAACGGCTCCCGATCATTGATTTTGGTAAAATAAACAATTTTGAAGACCTGCTCGAATTCACAAAAACATAGTTCTTGCCGTAATGTCCGGAAAACCTGTAACAGTAATCATACTTTTCATTCGTTTCTAAGTTCAATATCGTTCTATCGAATATCAACGCCCCGTTATCATAAGATATGGTGTTTGAATAAGATTCGCCGTTTATATCTGCAATTTTCTCAGTCACCAACACCCCATCTGTTTCCGTCGCTTTGTAATACGAATTACCCGCAACATCCACAAAATGCAACTCTTCATTTTTATTGAAAAACGCCCCAGCATTGGCAGGTTTGCTGTATTCAATAACATTTCCAGTTAAAAAATGATTCAAATCTATTTTTAAAACTTTTTGATAACTCCAACCGCCCGTATTTCTCATGTATAGATTATTATTTACCACGGTGTAGATACCGACTTTTGTCGGCATTACCCTGCTTTCTAAAATTTTGAGTTCTGAATCTCTTTTACAAATTGTTTGCTGATCATTTTCCAATGTGAAATATAAATTCTCGTATTTAATTGAATTAAAAAAAGAAATGTCGTGGTTTGCGAAACCGCTCGATTCAAGCAACCCTTTTTTGTGTCCGGTGAAAATGTTGTTGAATGTTCCGTTTGCCTTGTCCGTCGGAAAATCTACAACAAATCGCAGTTTGTCATTTTTAAAAAAAGATTCGCTAGTATTCAAAACTCCGCCCGTTGTTCCGCTAACGCTTCCGGATATCGTTAAAGACGACTCTCCTACCACGTGTCCAGCAACATAAAAGTCTTTTTCTGGATCTTCTGGCGTCGCCGTATTCGTCAAGTATAAATTATCCAACACTTGTCTTGAAGGCGTGAAAGAATCATTAAAAAAATCTATTTTACCTCTTAATATATAATCAAACGGCGATTCTCTAATTAAAAATTTTAAACCATTAGCAATAAAATTATGATCTTTCAACTCTTTTTCCTTCGTGTTTGTTTTTGCATCGAATAACTCTATTTTAATATTACCTTCCATTATTCTTACACCTCCACATTTTCTACTGTTACACTATCAGAAACTATAAATTCCGGAAAAACCACGACTTCTTTAATCGTCGGTCCAATCGGTACCCCCGGCAACGGGCATTCCGGCGATACTCCTGGATCTGGTATTGTCGCAATTGCTGCCAATAAATCCAGCACCGTGATATTACCTTCTGCAATTGTCCCGCCCTTATCTCGTATTGCTTGCGCTATTGGTTGCAAGTCTAGCGGTTCCACGTAATCCGGAATACTAGTGACCGCTATTATAATTTCCGACAATGTTGCGCCATCTGCAACTGTCCCACCTTTGTCTCTGATGCTTTGTATCAGTTCGGTGTAGTCTACTGGCTCGGATCCTCCGCCGCTACCGCCCGTATTGCTTATTTTAAAATAAGGCATTGATTTCACCCCATCCCGTCAATTTGTACTGTCGTTTCTTCCGCGGCAAAAACATGCACAGACTTAACGATATGACTAAATGCGACTGTTCGTCCGAAGCCTTTCGGAATGATTAAACTATTCGCGTCCGCCGTTGCGCCAAAATTAATATGCACGTCACTTGGGCCAAAATTAAAAATTGTAACTTTTTGCGAATTATGCGGAATTACTTGTTCTTCGTTTGGCGTCAATGTACCTCTATAAAAATTCATTTAATAACCTCCTAATAGTTTATTGATTGCTATACGTTCGCATTTTGTGCGTGACTTCGTTTTGTCGCGGCGTAAGAATGGATAACTTTTACCTTCTCGAATATCCCATACATTCTCAAAGTCGAAACCCCTATCAATATAATGACTTTTCTTTTTTGCATCTTCTTCCGTTATAGGCAAGCCGCGTATAGTTATGAGGTTTCTATTTTCCATCGTAATCAACGAATAGGCGTCACTGATATAACTGTTGTAATAATCCTCCCCTGTTATATCGCCAAAATAGTCATCATAATCCGGTGGCCATCTAGGACCTGGCAACGCCGTGACGCTATCCAAAAGTGCGTAACTATCAAATGTCGCTGCTATATCACGCGCAAGCCCTATAATGCCTGCACAATCACTTATCGAGCTTACACTGCCTGTTGCCACACATCTGCTTATAACCGCTTGGGAGTCTCCGGCTATACCTCCGCAACCTTCGGATGCTCTTAAATTCACTTTAGCGTAACAGTCTGATATAGCCCCTCTGTCACTCGCGTCGCCAATAATGCCACCTATCGTGTGCGGCAAGTCTTCGGGATTACCTGTTATGTTGCCGATAAATATACATTGAGATAGTCTAAACCCTTGAGTGCCTCCATAAAAAGCGCCAACAATACCGCCGCCCACATATGCACACGTAATATTCGCTTTTGCATCGCATTTTAAAATATCAATCATGCCTTCATAGTTATAACAAAAACCTAAAATGCCGCCTACTTTACTTCCTACTCCTGTAATTTTTCCGGAAACTGTACAATTTTGAATGGTTGCGCCATCAGCTGAACCTAATATCCCCCCGACATTCGACCCTCCTGTTATCTCGGCATTACTAACATTAATGTTTTTAAAAATCGGATTTTCCGCATATGCAAAAAGGCCAACTCCGTCTCTATCTGGAGATACTATTTTAAGGTTTGACAATTCTCGACCATTGCCATCATAAGTTCCGGTAAATGCAATATAATTATATTCGTCACCTATCGGTTCCCAATTACCCCAATTTCTCATATTAATATTTTTAATTTGTTTATAATGAGCGGATAAGTTATTCCTGACATTGTGTAAGTCTTCGGCATCCTCCACAAGATACGGGTTACTCGCTGTACCATCACCACCGCCAAAATTACCGTTAGCCAATCAAACCACCTCCAACTCTGATACTATTCTGCACATAGCTTGTATGCTAACTTCATAGCCGGATATATCAAGCGTCGACGTGTCGCAAACAGCCTGGATAGCGGTTATTTTAGTACCTGTATAGACTGGGCTAGTTACAATAGCGAGCGCATCAGTTATAGACTCATCTCCATTAATCCCAGTGGTGACAGACCATAATTCGTCATAACCTTCTTCGTATTTGAATTCAAAAATCATTGTGTCTGAAAGTGCAGATTTTCCGAATTCTAAAAAGTAGCCATCTTGACCACCGACCACATCGTCAACATCTATATGCAATCCGTAGCCTTTGACTATGGATGATGCAGATAACTCACCATCTGATATAAATACCTCTACGTCATTCGGAAAATCACCCTCCACAACCAACAACCCGTTTTTAAAATCCGTATTTCCGTAAGATCTGGTACCGACTTTGACCAAGACTGTATAGAAGTCCAATACCGCTTCTGACATACGAATGGTGACCGGCTCATTTGGATCTTCCACAGTTGTGGAGGCATAGTCCGCTGATAGTCCGGCTTTAAATTGATCGGTAATATCCGCGCCTACTATATTTAACGCTTGTGTAGTACCGGCTAAAAAATCAATAACAGCCGTACCACCGCTCGGTGCATCTTCAGGCGGTTCGTTATCAACCATAAAGAAGCCGCCGCCTTTAAAGTGGATGGATGTATCTTCTTCTTCGTCTTCTACTTCTTTATCTTCCTGATCACGGAAATACTCGGTGATATCTCGGATGACGTTTCCAATGCTGACTTTTGGTGTGATTTGTTGAAACGGATCACGGTCATAACTCACAACACGTTGTACAATATCAATGTTTAATACCGGATCATATACACGTACACTATCGCCTAAATTTACTTTTTTTAGTTCGTTATACACTGCTGCATAATCAGGATGATGAGCAAGATCCAGTACATCCACTTCAAGCGCATACCGTGGCACACCTTCCGTTAAATCAGTTTCAAATGATAGACCTTCGATGTTTTCACCAAGCTTAAATTCAAGTCCGTTATTCGCGCCCCTGCGTTGCAATAAATCTACTTCAAAGTTATCCCAACGTAATTCCCCGCCCACGAAATTTGCAAGCTCTATCAAACACTCACGCACGCTTTTTTCACCAGGCGCAAAGTAAACGATTTCCGAAAAGTCGATAATGCCTGGGCTAAATGCTGTACCTTGTAATAACCACCCAACAATCTGTGCGGGCGTCCCCTCAAAGTCCTCGCTTGTGCTGATAATGCGATTAAGACGATAACTGATATGATCACATTCCACATCAATACTCGGGATGTGATCGCGTTTTTTGGTAATACGCGCAATGTCAAACTGTTGTCCCTCCAAGCGGACGCGATTTACAAAGCTGATATACTGCGTCTTGTCGTCTACAAATGCAGTAAAGCTAAACATGTAGCCCGCATTGATTTGCTCATTGATTAATGGATTTTCAAAGTTTTCCAAGTAGGCAACATGAGTAGCGTCCATTCCGATTAATTCAATTTTATCCATGCAGCGCTACCCCCTTAATCCTCGGACACTTTTAATTCTCCCGCTAAAAACTCGACGGCAGTTTTATCATTTGTGGAGCGGATCGCACGCTTTAACTGTGCATAGTACAGGAGGTTGCCGCCCACCTCCGCGTCACGTAATCCTACGTGTGTAATCGTGCCGTACCCTCCTGATTTTGGAGGGAATGTCACGATATTCGAGTTCTCGCACATCATCAATGCTTTTTTTCGTGCGGGTGTAGTAAAGGTGACCGGCAGCCGGGTATAATCCGCTACCTCATCACCTTCATCATCGTCACCTGGACTGTTACGATAAAGCGCCAAATACACGTTTGCGCCTAATGCATCAGCAAGTGTTTTTTGTTGTAAATATGTGCTTTTACCCATCTATATCACCTCATAAGGTAACGCTCTAAATGTCACGGTAAATGTACCGTATCGCGCAATACGTTCCATGGAGTCTACGCCCCCATCCACTTTTGCGGAATAGGTATAATCAGGATCATCATCAAAGATTAATGGCGCCCTACTATTCGTGGTCAACCATGCCCCGACTGCTCGACAAGCATTAAAAAAGGACACGCCACGGGGCGCATCCAATTCAAAATCGACTTCTATTAAAATATCTGTTGCCGTACCATCCGGGATTAAAACACTACCCGACTTGTGCGGTATATCAATATAGGTATCTTTGGTTTCTGCCATGATAGGCCGGCGGATGTCCAAGACGTCCAAACCCACCGTTTTACAGTGCGAACCGTTAAATGATACGCCCATTATCGACCGCGCCCCCTTTGCCCTCGTTGTTGTAATACGTACAACTCTTGAGATACTTTTTTAATATCTGCTTCCTCTTTGATCGTTGCCGATACATCAAAGTGATTGGTAATAGTATCACCTTCGTAGACGGCTGGCGCTTGTGACTGCATACGTCCCATTATAGCCGCGTTACTTTCCGGGACGGCTACTGTCTGTCGTGTGGAAGACAAGCCCCTGATTTGACTACCCGCTGTTGCTAGTGCGCCGTTTACATCCACAAGTCCCAATGTATCGCGTAATGCGTCATTGACGTTACGTGCAATCTGCGCAGCTTGTGAGACAAGGGCAGTTTCCATCTCGGCTAACCCTGCAAGTAAATTATTACCTGCATCGCGTCCGATCTGTTGCATGCCTTGTAATTCGTCCTCTGTGGCAGACGTAACCTTTTTCAATTCCGCTACCCATTCAGATTCAAGACCGGCCAGCTCCTTGTTGGACGATTCGACCATATCTTTTACAGTCTGCTCCGACTTTTCTTTCATGTCGGCCAACTCATCAGTAACTTGTTTTGTGGCAAGCTCTGATTTTTCTTTAAACAAATTGGAGTATTTATTAAGCTCCGAACCGGTCAAGTCATTCAGTGCCAATAATTCCGGCAAAGCTTTCGGACCCATCTGCCGCAGTTCTTCAAGCAGTGCGCCGTCCACACCTTTGTATTCTAGCTTTTCCATTTCCTTTTGCCATTGTTTAAAGCCGTCAACCTGACTGTGCAGATTGTTGAGTAAGTCCTCGCCCGTGCGCTCGACATTGATTTCAAACTCGTCAAACAGGCCGGCAAAACCGATATAAGTTTCACGGCGGTTCTTAAATTCATTGTTGTACTCGTCATTTACTTTCTTGACATCATCCACAAGCTTGTCATTGATAGCTTTCATCTGATCGGCGTATTTTTTATTGGTAGAGACGACATTATCATTGATCTGTTTGAGAGTACGCTGATATTCCTTCTGGGCAGATATGCGTTCTTTCGTGCCTTTCTTAAACTGACCGATTGCCGCTTTCCAATATTCCGCTTCGTCTTTTAATGACATTTGATTGAGTGACTTTAAATCTTCGGCGTTTTGCTTGATTGCGTCAAAGCGCTCTTTCGTTACATCTTCCAGTTCTTTGTCGGCCTTTTTGAGCGCAGCAGCATATTGATTCTGCGCCTTGATCCGCTCTTTGCTACCTTCTTTAAACTGATTGATCGCGCGTTTCCAGATTGCCGCTTCTTCCGCAGCAGACAGACCGCCGTTCGCTCGCTTTTCAGCGATTTCGGCATTGACTTTATTCATCGCATTTACTTGGGCATCGCGTTCAGCTTTCGCCGCTTCGTTCGCTCGTTTCTTTACATCTGCATTACGTTTTTTGTCGGCGGCAGCGGCATCACGATCAGCCTTTTTCTTCGCGGCTAGTTGCTCTTTGCTCGCTTTCTTTTGTTGAGCGGCCGTTTCATTGTTAGCTTTTTTAAGCGCTGCGGCATAAGAGTTTTCGGCTTTTATGCGTTCCTTGCTACCCGCCTTAAACTGGCCAATGTTCGCTTTCCAAATATCCGCTTCCTGCTTTGCTGACAGCCCGCCGTTTGCCCGCCGTTTGGATATTTCAGCATTTACTTTTGTCATAGACGCAGATACCGCATCACGTTCAGATTTCGCGGATGATGCTTGTAACTTCTTCCGTTCAGCTGCTTGTTTCTTTTGCAGGGCGAGACGTTCTTTTTCTGCCTTGTCGCGTGATTTAGCATACTCGTTCTCCGCCTTTATACGCTCTTTGCTGCCCTGTTTAAAGTTATCAATACTATCCTTCCAGATAGCCGCTTCATCAGCCGCGGATGACGTACCAGACGCTCGTTTGCCGGATATTTTACTGTTGACCTCATTTAATGCTTTTGCGACAGCATCCTTTTCAGCTTTCGCTGCAGCAACAGCCTGTTTTTTAGATTCGGCAGCTTCCTTCTTTTTCTGCTTTTCTAATTCTTTACTTGATTTCTTACTTTCATCTTTCGCCGCTTTACCGCCAGCTTTAACAACATCCTTCGATGCTTTCTTGACATTCTTCTCGCTGGACTTAATACCGGTAGCCATATCATTTCCAAATCCTGCGCCAACTACCTTTGTCTCTCCAATACCTAACACGTTTTTAATTGTATCGGGGATAACCGCTAACAACTTTCCAATGGCTTCACCGATTTTTCCAAACATGGAGAACATACCGTCAATAAAGCTGCCAATTAATTCGCGACCTTCACGGAATAGCGAAATCCCCATAAAGAAATCGAGTATGCTATTCCAGACGTCCACAATAAATTGCCATGCATCATGCATTTTTTCGTTGATCGAATTCGCCATACCGCCAAACTTTTTACGGACAGTAGAAACGATTGAACTCACAATATTAGAAAAGAATGTGGAAATAGTAGTCCATATCTTCACGATTAATTCCGCAATCCATGTGAACTTAGCGCGGGTTTCATCGCTCAAATTGTTCCACCAATGCATGACAGCGGACACTATCGCTTTTACGATTCCTGATAAGAATGCACCAATCTTATTCCAGATACCTTCTAAAAACTGACCAATAGCTGTGAAGATTTCAGACGTTTTGGCGCGGATCTCGTCCCAATGAGAAACGATAAACGCGACTGCCCAACCAATAGGACCGGATAAAATAACAAGCAACGTCAAGCCCCATTCAGAAAGGAAATCCATGATTGCATTAAATATAATCATCGTCTGCTCTTTGACAAGTTCCCAGTTATCCACAATGAAAGCTACTACCCAACCAATGGGTCCAGACAAAATAATGAGTAAGGTTAATCCCCATTCAGATAAAAAATCACCAATCGCGCTAAACACCGCAACAGTTTTTTCTTTGATCCAATCCCAGTTTTTTACGATCAAATAAGCCGCTCCAACTATCGCTGCAACTGCCAACGCGACCGGAAGGTTAATGCCTGCAATAGCCAATTTGATAGCAGTTAACGCTTTTGTGACAAACGCCGCAATTGCTGGGAACTTGACAAGCACGCCGGTTAACGCTCCCCATGATGTAACCAATGTCCCTAATATCCATATCAGAGGACCTGCGATAGCCAATATTGTGCCAATCGCCATTACAACCATTTGGATAGGTAACGGTATGTTACCGAAAACGGCAGCCAACTTCGCAACAGCATCCGCAATAACGACAATGATAGGAAGTACAATTTCGCCCATTTCAGCCATCGCGTTAATGACAGACGTTTTAGCAATGTTCATTTTGTCTTGTAATGTGGCAGTCATTATTGAGAAATTGCGTTCTGTAGCTCCTGCGCTATCGCCCATTTTCTTTAGAAAGCCATCGAACTCTTTGCCGTCTTCTGCAGCCAATGTTAAAGCGGCGGTTCCTGCTTGCACCGACCCAAACATATCGGATAGTTTTAAACCCGAACCTTCTGCATCGTCTTTAACGATTTTCAACACGTCGGTTAATGAAGACCCTTCTTCCATCAAATCAGAGAAAGATTTCCCGGTTTGTTCGCGTAAAATTTTATCTGTTTTGGATCCGGCTTTACCTAATTCGCCCAACATAGCTTTTAGGTTCGTACCCGCTTCGGAGGTTTCTTGTCCGTTTTTAGTTAGCACAGCATACGATGTTGATAATTGATCAAACGCGACGTTTTGGCCTTCCGCTATCGGAATAACTTTCCCCATACTTTGGCCTAATTCATCGACCGTGGTTTTCCCTAAGTCTTGAGTAGTAACCAACATATCAGACACTTTTTCTGCTTCGTCGGATTCTAATTTGTAGGCGTTTAGCGCGGTAGTTAAAACGTCAACCGCCGTTGCTGTATCGGTAAAACCGCCGCCCGCTAGTTTCATAGCCTGTTCGGTAAATGCTACCGCATCCGCTTGCGCTTGCCCGGCAGACAACGCACCATACACTGACTCGGCGACCTCTTCAAACGACACGCCCATTGCGGAAGATAAATCACGGATAGAGTTTTTGTATGCCTTTAACTCTTTTTTGTTGCCCTCTAAAAGTGTGGACGTTTGAGCAAATGCGGTTTCCTGATCGGTTGCGATTTTAATCATGCCTGCACCGGCCGCGGCGATTGGCGCAGATACTTTCATACTGACCTGCTTACCAATGTCTTTCATCTTTTTGCCGGTTTCTTCTAACCGTTTAGATGTTTGCAAAAGCTTGTCATTTTGTTGTTCGAGCCCGGTGTTCGTGGTCTTGATTTCATTGGCAAGCTGTTGTTCTGCTGTTCGCGCTTCGAGTAGTTGCTGTTCATACTTTTGCACTTCGCCAGAGTTATCACCGTACTGTTGTTTAGCTTGTTCCAACTGTTGCTCATAATTAGCGACCTTTTGCGCCGCAACCTCATGAGCGTTGTTTAAATGATCCATTTGAGCAGATAACTTTTGCGATTCTGTCGCTGTATCTCCAAGCTGCGCTTTTTGCAACTCGTATTGAGCATTCAGTTTTTCGCTGGATTGCGCCAATTCACTTTCAGTTGCTTTTAATTCATTCAGCTTTACAGCAGATTCAGATGTTGCATTTGCCCGCTCTAATTCAGCCGCCTTTGCTTTTTCTAATGATTCAGTAGTACGTATGATTTCATTCGCTATTTGTTGTTCGGCAATTTGATTACTACGCAACTGTCGTTCAAACTTTTGGGCTTCAGTAGAGTTTTCGCCCCACTGTGATTTCACTTTTTCAAGCGCGGCAGCAGTAGCGGCAGTCTTTTCCTTTGCCAAATCATACCGCTGCTCTAGCCCTTGCATCGTGGCTTTCAGTTTGTCAGATTCAGATGCGCTGTTTTTCATCTGCTCACTTTGCAGTTTCATTTCCTGCCGTAACTTTGCAGATTCTTGGTTCATGTCCTTCATCGCCTTGTTAAATTCCTGATTAAATGCTTTAAAGGTTACTTTGATTTCGTTGTTATCTTTCGCCATGTCCTCACCTACCTTTCTTTGTTATTTAGGATTGTTGGACCAGCCATCATAGGCGAGTTTGTTTTGGTAGATCCGCTCCACGTCACCTATCGGAAAATGCCAAAAAACCTCATCGCTTATACCAGCAACAAGGCAATAGACTGTATATAGGTCCTCCACACTTTCATATTTGAGAGTGGGTGGTTTTACTTTTTTTTATCTTGTTTGGTTGAACCAATTAATCCGGCTGCAAAGTTGTTATCATTGGAAAATGATTCGGAAATCAAAGATACATATAGAGTGAGTGTTTCGGTAAAGTCCAAATGATACAGTTCCATAAATTCTTCAAAATCCATCTTCACACTTTTGTTTGCCCCGATAAATGCCAGATAGATTACATTAATCATCGGACCATCATCAATTTCAGATAGTTTTTCCAACTTGTCAAAGTCGTTTCCGCCACCCGCTAATTCAATGCCTTGCAACTCCTGAAACGCTCCCAATTTTGCAAATTCTGCAATTAGACTATTTTCAATTAATCCTAATTCTCGACCACGGCGCATAGCTGCATTGGTTAGGTACACAGGATATTTTTTTGCGTTGACGTAGCGCTGTTCAAATTCGCCGTCAATCTCCACTACTTCTACTTGTTTCAGTTCTAAAACTTGGATTTTTTTACCCATATTTTTTCATTCCTCCATTTTTTTGTTTTTGCCTAAAAAAATAACCCCACTGTTTTCAGTAGGGTACGTTGATTATGGGATTGGTACAGCGTTAACTAGTTCTGGCGTAAAGGCTGTGTGCCAATCTGTTTTAATTGCTTCGTCCTCAATTTCAGCGGTCAATGCTTCGTAATAAAATTTGTCATTGGTATCAACAAGGGCTGTCAATTCCATTTCAAGCAACGCTACTTCATCTTGTCCGTTCTCGATGGACAGCTGGAAACCGGAATTGTTGGACACATTCGAGAATGCAATCAATTTCACTTCGTCTTCAAACTCATCCACAACATCTGCCGTGAATACGAAACGCTTCCCTTTGGATGTTGGACCATATGCATAAACACCTTTTTTCAAGTCTTCGTTTGATAGTCCGAAAATATCACGCGCAACTTGCACAGGAATGTGTGCGGAAACAGTCAGATTCATTTTTTGCGGAATGGTACGTTTCTTGACTTCAATCCCTTCACAAATCTTCACGATTTCCTTTGATTCCGTTTCACCTTCGATTGAACCTACGCAACCAAACGGCGTACCTGCTTTTGCCACGTTGTCTTCATACACCTGAATGCTGGCATTCTTAATTGCTACCGCATCAAATTCTGTAATTACTTTTACCATTTATAAAACCTCCTGTATTGTGTCTGTAATTTTATTGTTTAAAAGCTTTAATAATTGCGGAACGGCTGCATCCATCGCACGACCTGTAAAGTCTTGCTCTACTGGATTAGATCGCCCGCGCCCTTCATCCGGGAAAATTAGATAGCCAAAACTACCTTTATTCTTTGCCGCGCCCCCTTTGGTGACAACGGTAAAGCCTAAGTTTTCAGTTTCCGAACGGCTCCACTTGGAATACTTCGCGTGGTTTTTTTGCACGTTAGAAACAGGCATTAAGTGAGTGATTTGATTAGTTACCAATTCAATGCCTTTCGTGTGGAGGACTTCATTCATTGCTTGTTCGGCTTTGCCGGGTATCTCCAACAATCGCTTTTCAAGTAATTTAATATCCTCGTAATCTACTGCAAACTTAGCACTTGCCATACGGGATCACCCTTGCAAACGTCAAAATGACACGGTCTACAAACTGATCCGTGTCTTTCTTTTGAAGTCTCTGTTTTTGCGTTCTGATAAATTCAAGTCTTGGTACACCATCCAGTGCATCCACAATGTCGATTGTGCGCTTGTCTATGTCGTCTCGATTTTCACAATAATAGTAGACCGTCAATACTTGCGACACAGTTTTCATGTCTCGATTTTTGGACATTGGACCAGTTTCATATACCAAGCAGTGATAATCATCTAGCAAGGATTTTTCTTCGTCCGGTGCAATCTCATCTTCATATACAGGAAGACCAAATGTAGTCAACCCCTGATAAATCAGATGTAATTGTTTGTCCATAAAATCATGCGTTTTACTCATGATCCCACCTCCTGCAAGTACAGATACAGTTCGTCATTAGAGCGGTCAGCATCTACTTTGATAACGTCAAACGTTACACTGGATACTTTGACACGTTTACGACTAAACTGCCTGTAATCGGGCGGTAGTGGTGTTTTAACCTTCATATCCAAGCTGCGCGACATAATGTCTGCCATTTGATAATCCTGCTCACGACAGGACTGCTCGCTGTAAGCAAGGCGGCCTTCTTCCACAAATACGTTTCCTATTCGTTTTCCGGTTTCAGATCGGCCGGTTTCCGTTTGACCATATTGCAGATAGCCGTCATTGTACGTCTTGCGTATGGATTTCATCAGGCTTCACCTCGTTTTTAGCAAGTGCTGTCATCAGGATGAGTCGTTTTAATTCAGGTGCGTAATTTATCTCAAATTCGTCACCTGCATTATTTCGGACATATCGGCAACGCTCAAGCAATAGTTCAAGCTTGTCGTCTTCCACAGCCAAATCAAAAACCGCCCCGGTCATATTTTCTAAATACAACTTGGAGCGGTTTAATAATTTTTGTAGTTGTTCGTCATCTTCATTCCAAGTGATTTTCAGCTTATCTTTCAAAGCTGTTAGTGCGGCGGTCATTTTTTATCGCTCGCTTTGATCTCCTCACCTAAAAACGGACGCTTGTATTTGTTTTTGTTTCCTTGCAATTCCGTTACACGTTTTTTCGTGGATTTGTAACCATCGGCGGGATAGGTATGCTTTCCCGCGATGTACTTAAAATTTTCATGATTTTTTTCAATGAACGTTTCAATCACTTCATACATGCTTATCCCCTCCTATTAAGGTACTGGCACGCCTTCAACTGGCGTAAGTGACATATCGGCAATATCAAACACTGTAAATGCTTCATTGTCGAGTGGGCGGCCGTTGATTAATTGACGTACAAGGTACAGGCGTTGATCCTCAATCATGCGGAGGACGTCAGTAGATTCTAGTTTTGCCGCCGATCCTACGCCCATAAAGTAATCTTTTGGTTTACCTGCGACGACTTTACCGATCGGCACAGCAGGAGTTTGGATGATCTCCAAGCCTGGTACTGCAAAGTTATTAAACGTCCAAGTGCCGTCATCTTTTTGTTTTGCACCGATTGCGAAAAACTTGGATGCATAGTCAAGCGGATTGACAATCAATGTCACGCCTGTGTATGTCCGTGTACCGCCTTTCGTTGTCGGTGCAAGGATTGATTCGCCGATTGTGGCCGGGCTAAAATCTGGCAATGCTACCGGCGTTTTTTCTGGATATACGCCACCTGATACCGCACCGTCTAAATCACGCATCATACCGATAGGCTTTTTATTACCATCACCATTGACTGCAACCGATTCTAGTTCAGTTGCCATGATTTCAGTTAATAGTGTACGGACATAGCGATCCAACCATTCAGGCCCCAATTCAAACATCGCTTTACACACGACCAAGAAACCGGAAAGCTTTTGCATGCCCATGTCGACCGTCTCAAAGCCATTGTCCACCATCTCTTTAATCTCATCGCATACATCGCCCCAGAAAGCAGTAGTAGCGCCCTCTTTACGTGTTACCCACATAGTAGCGGCTCCTGTTGTCTGCATGTTAATACGAGAGAGTAGAGGGTGTTCAGTTGCCAAATCTTCAAAGATGCGATCAAATACAGTCGGCGGTACTAATGCTGCTACACCGTCAAAGGACTGCACTTCGATAGCTTGGTTATAAAATTTCTTTTCGGCAGTCGTTAATGTGCGGATACCGCGGGCGTTGAGCGTAGCCTGATCCCAGCCTTCTTCCTGTGCGCGCTTCGCTTCTGCGATTGTCTGATCCATCATGGCTTGATATTGTTGTGCGTTTGCTTCGTAGTTTTCTACAATTCGTGCAGCTACTTCAGCAGAATCTCCATTTTCAAATGCCATTTTCAATGCTTTGATTTGTTCTTCTTTATTAATTACCGGAGTTTGCTTGTCCGGGTTTTTCATGCCTGTTGTCATTTGTCATGACCTCCTGTTTTTGTGTATTAAAAAACGCCTGTTTATTGGCGTTTGAAACGATCTAGCATATTTGTGGATGCAGCTGGCTTTAACGGCTCTGTTTTTTTGAATCGCTCCAACAAGTTATTTTTAAATTGTTCAGCTTGTTTGGCGACAACTGCAGGATCTTCCACTACTACTTCTTCATCAGCAAAACCGAAAGTAATTGCTTCACTCGCCGTCATCCACGTTTCATTGGTGAGAAGTGTTTCTACTTCATCTCGCTCTCCTGCGAATCGTGTCATATATACATCTACAAGAGATGCATCTAGACCGGTTAGCGCGCCTAACGTTTTGTTAATATCCGCTTTCGTTCCGTAGGCAAAGGTAGACGCTTCATGAATCATTAGCATGGAGCCAGCGTTCATGTAAACTTTGTCGCCTGCCATGGCTATAATAGATGCAGCAGATGCGGCTAGACCGTCAATGTGGATGATAACTTCAGCAGCATGATTCTTTAGCTGATTATAAATAGCGATTCCGTCAAACGCATCACCGCCACCAGAATTCAAGTGAACATGAATAGTTTTAGATGTAACATCTTTTAGCGCTCTATCCACATCAGCAGCAGAAGTGGAATCCCACCAGTAGTCTCCAATCTCTCCATAAATGACAAGTTTCGTAGAATCTGAATCGGCATCGTATTGTGCTTTAAATTCGTGCTTTACATCAGCCATATGCGCTAACTCTTGGTTTTTGAATCGTTTACGTTTCATTCATTCTCACCCCCTTTCAAGTTTTGTTCAGCTACGTCCACACGTTCATAGTTCTTCGTAACATAGCGCTTATTCGCCACATCATCGTCAATCGGATCTTTGCCCAATGCTTCAAGCACATCATTAATCGTCATACCACCGATGGAAAACAGCTTATCTACCGCAACAGCTAACTGACTAATATCTATTGTCTTAATTTTTGATGTATCTAGCTTTAGATAAGTACGGTTAATATGATCTTGTCGAGTGTACAGTTTACGATTAAATTCATCGCTAATCATTTCAGCCGGTGTACTCAAAGCAAACATGATAAAGTTATCCGTTTGTTTTTCAATGTCAGCTAGATCGCCTTTGAGCAGACCGCGCGGCACATGAAAGGCCATTGCAACGTAATTAAATATGTCGTCAATCAGATTACTAATATCACGGCTGTCAGACTGACCTTGCGCGCCCACTTTGGAGTCAGACATATCTTCCATTTCATAGCCTTCTTGCAAATCAAACGTTGCGCCCGATACATCAGGATCAAACCAATTCTTCATTTGCGCGTCCCGCATATCGTCAAGCGCCGCCTGTATCTCATCGTCCTGCCTGCGTAAGAAATCACCTTTAAACATTAAACGCTTGGTGTTTTTCCGCTTGTAGTACGCCATACTAGATGCAAGTAACTTACCGTAAGACGCATATAAATCATCAATTAATTTAATGATATTTGCGTCAGTTAGTCTTAAATAAAACACTTCTTTTTCCGAATACGTACGATCCATCTGTAAATCACCAATAATGATGTTTTTATATATATTTGGCTTGAATACAAACTCCAGACGCTCAAAATCATCTGCAATCAGATACTTTTCTCCACCATCGTTGATAATCAAACATTCGCCGTCAAGAAAAAAATTGCGGATTGCTTTGTGGAAGAACTGTGTAGCGTTTTGATTCTGGTTCGGCTGCACATTAAGTAAATAGTGCAACTCTTTGCGAGTAGCTTTTCCTTTTTCATACGTCTGGAACTCACATCTTGCTAATGCATTGGCGATTAAATCAATGCACGTTTCAATGGCCAGCCGCTTATAATACACTTCCGCTTGTAGCATAAAATGGCAATCATCTAAATTGATTGTCCGTGTACCCTTATTAAAAAATGCCCTTGCCCAATCAAATACTCCCAATATCTCACCTCCTAATACGTCCGTACGCGGAACGCTTTTGTGATATTTTCTTTTGTTAAAGTCCGGCTTTCTTGTAGTTGTGCGTCAAATTGCAATGCATGCAAAAAAGCCGCAAACCCATCTGTCTTGCGGGTTTTCGGTTCTATTTTTTCGTATGTGATATTGCCTTTGCCATCGTATTTAACGTAAGTATTATTGGTGTACCAACGCATCATCATATCATCGCCGTACACTAGGTTTTCATAGGCAAACAACTCTTCCACAATCGGTTGCAGCATGGTATGAGTTTTCGTACCACTACGAGCAATGTCTAATTTGAAACCGTAGGATTCAAATGTTTCGCGTAGGTGGTTGATTCGGTACATATCACTGACAATCATTTTGATATTATGTTGTTTGGATTGCTCCAAAAACCAGCTGGCAATAATGTCAGGATTGTTTGTTTCTTCTTTAATTATCGTTACATATCCCTGTTTAATCGCCAATTCTATGTCTACGCGATAGTTTGCCAATAACAATGATCGATGATTAATAAACGTGTGATGCTTCCAATATCGCTTACCGTCCTTTTTAAACAGCAAGCCACAACCCACAAAATCCCGTGTATCTGCATAGTCAATCCCGCCGATACAGTCCGCACCTTTAAAATCAGGAAACTCTTGATTAGTAGCCGCGATCTTATCCCAGTCTGCCACTCCATCAGCAGATAGTTGAGAAGGGATATTCATTCGTTTGGTCATGAACTCCATACGAGCAGACGGGCGTTCTTGCATGCGGTCATATTCAATCGTCATTTCCAATTTCAAGTCCGGCAAATGCTCAATGGATGGGTTCGCCTTCTCCCACATTCTTTCATCGTGGACTTCTTCTGGATCGTCCAGTCTGCAAAGGAAAGGAAACATACGTGAATTCGGCAATTCGCCATTTAACACGCGATCCGCTTCTTCTTTGATTTGATCCAAAAAACCATCTCGCACATTTCCGTCAGTCGTTAAATAGATACGTCTGGCGCGCGGCACTTTACCAAGTCCGGAAGTAAATACCTTGATATTATCTTCTGTTTCATAAGCGTGAATTTCATCAAATACAACGACACCAGGACGGAAACCGTCTTTTGTTTTCGCGTTATTCGTATAGTACGCTATTTCTGATTTTGTTTTATAATGACGAATCACTTGCAACGTTTTTCGGAAATGCTTTTTAAACGTCTTCCAGTGCTCATCCAACACATCGTGTAAATCTTTAAATGATGTCATGGCTTGTTTTTCGGATGTTGCAACAATATCCACGTTATAACCGCGTACACCTTGTTTCCCTAACATGTGGAAGGAGAGTGCGGCCAGAAATGCGTTTTTCCCTGCACCGCGTCCCATGTACAGTAAAAATTCATTGAACACTAAAGATCCATCTTTATAAAATAGTCCAAACATGCAAGCAATCACGAATTTTTGCCATTTGAATAATTTGAACGGGAAATACTTTTCAATCGATTCAATAGCGTCTTCTACTTCGTCATTCCGGACTTCCACAGATGAAGAGGAGGACTTTTCTTTTACTAGTTTAATTAATTTTTTCACATCTTTGTTTACGACAATTTCGCCTGATTCAACTGCCGCAATATACTCTTCGATGTATGGATTAGTAATCTTCATCTGGATCAACTTCTGGTTCTTGTCTGACTGGCTTCAATCCCATTTCCGATAACAGGCGCAACATTTGATTATTCGTTTTCGTATATTCTGGAATGGATGGATTGATTTTAGAACCTGTACTCGTCATGACCTTCACACCATTATTATGAAAATCCACTTCAAGTGCTTGTGCCATATCCCACATGGTCAAATAATTGTCTACCATATCCATGTGGTGTTGTGCAGTCGTGCCGTTTTCCTTCAGTTGCGAGACAAGACCTTTTTTGATCTTCCCTCTTTTTTTCAATTGAGCTTCGTTCAATTTCCTCCCTCCTTTAAATTACATTTTTTTACTTTCCTTTATACATGAGTAAAGCCAAAAATATAAATAGTCGTGACCCCTCCTCGTTGAATGGTTCCCCGAAATTTTTTCAAAAGTTTTGATGGGGGGTGTATTATTTTAATTCACGGCAGAGTTCACTTCGTTCTTCAGTTAATCTTTCTAATTCTTCTTCGGCATCAGAAAGAAGTAGTCTTTGTTCTTCGATGTAGCCCTCACAGTGACGAATGTCTCTATCTAAATCCCTAACTCTTTTCTTAATCAATCTATCAACGTATTCGCTCATCATCTACACCTACCCTTTCGGTTATTTGGATTGTATTTTGCCGAACCTTTTCGTTTGGGTTCGTACGATGGAGCAGATGCCATAGCGAGTTGTCGTACAGCTTCTTCCATCTGCTCTTCAGCCATACGAATAAAATACTGTCGCCAATCCATCACCATCGCTCCTCATTAGTAAATTTAACTTCATGTTGCTCGTCCAATCGTTCATGAACTTTGTTATGACAGGCAATGCATAGGCTTTGTAAGTTAGATAGAGACAATGATAGATGTGGATGTGTCTTGATCTCTTTGATGTGATGGACATTCTCCACACGATGATACTTGCCCTCTGCTTTGCATAGCTGACACTCATAGTTGTCACGCTGTCTGGCTTGCTCACGTACAGCAAACCATTCTTTACTCTTATAAAACTTCATGAGCTTGTCGGTGTTGATCCAGTTGATTAACTCTTGCATGCGTTTGTTAGTCACGATTAACAATGTGTATCACCAACCTGTACAGTAGTATCAGCGGCAAGCTGACGAATAGAGTTAGGATGATACCTAATTGGATCATGACTGCTCACCCTTGTTTATATCCCATGGATTATATGTGAGTGTGACCTTGCGACCTTTACCGCAGCATCCAACAACGAATGGTTTCTCTGACTTGTACCATCCACGACGTTGAAGCTCACGTAACAGATCGTTGTCGTTGTATTGTTTAATTGATTCAGTCATGATCGCACCTCCTGTTTCTTGCGCTCCGTATAAGCGGACAATGCCGCTTTCTTTTTCTTGTATCGCTCGTCCAGTCGCTTGAGTTCTTTTTGTTGCTGTGTGATGTATGGATCTACAACGTATGCCGTGTAGTGTCCTCCACACGATGAACAGGCGAAGTATGTTTCCGTCAATTTGGCAGGATGCTGTTTAGTCTGCAGCTCAATCTTAAATTCCGCTTGGCAAGTGTCGCACTGTACGATATTATCTTTTGCCATTACACCCACCTACCTAATTTATTTTTCCTTGATACGTTGACCCCGCAACGCTCGCATCGGTAGCCTGTGTTGCCCCACGGATAGTAAACGCCAAGATGCCCAGCAATGACGCACATCCAATTTGTTTTATTTTTCATTACGCTCACTCCCTATTCCATAAAATAAAAAGACACCCGATGATGATCGGATGCCTTTCAATGTTATGGATTATTCAACTTCTTCTATGTCACCGTCAGGATAAATGAAATAGCTCTTCAGAAGCATACCACTACCGATTTTACTCGCGTCATGTTCTTCTTTACTCACATACTCATGGACGTCTGCAGAAATTAAGCCACCTATCTTATTGACGACTGTTGTAGTTTTGTAGTTGAAATTAATAATAAAGTGCGTGCCATCGTCCTTCATGTAAAGGTCTGCATAGGAAAGCAAATAATCTTCTACGTCGGCATTTTCAGCGAAACTGACTTTCTTCCACTTGCCTGTTTTATCGTTCCGGACTTTTCCTGGTTTCGTCTTGGTCAGCTTTTTAAAATCCTTATCGCTTTTGCCGACAATATTGTCTTTATTTTTCAGGTCATCCCAAGTGCTATCTTCTTCAGGTTCAGAAGTTGGCTGTTCTTTTTCAACAGATTCTTCTTTGATTTCCGGTTTTGTTTCCGGTTTCGGCGTACTCTCAACCGGTTTTTCTACATTAGGTTTTTCGACTTCAGCCGGTGCCGCAACTTCCTTTTTTGGATCTTCCGTTATAGGTTTTGTTTCTTTCTCGGGTTCTTCTGCAGGTTCTTTCTGCTCTGGCTGTTCATCCTCAGTCGCTACCTCTTCTGATTCTTCGGTTGCTGGATCAGCAGTAGCGACAAAAGCGACTAACGAAACAATCATAACTGCTGCAGACAGTCCAGCAAACTTTATTTGTCTCAATCCCCGCGGTTTATTCTTTTTGATAAACTCTAGAATAGAAAGAATAACAAAGATACCGATTGCTACTGCAGATAATAAAAAAATGATAAATAATAAATTATTCAATTCAATCCCCTCCTGCCGTCATTGTACTGGATATAGCTGTAAAAGAAAACCCAATAACTTGAACAGTGTGTTACTATTTACTTATTAAAAAAGGAGGAGATACCGTTGGACAATAAAATGAAAAGATTTTTGGAGGAACAAGCGCGTATTCAAAGGTTGATCTCACAAGCAGCCATTTCGCCAGGTAGTAAAATTACTTCTCAAATGGATGTTATTTCACAAATGAGTCGTATTGCTTCATCAATCGATTCCGATTACTTTAAATTCGTCAGTAAATGGAGTTCCGACGTTAGCCGCTTAGCGAAGACAGGTTCTATCAACCTAAATGATTTGGTACCGATAGATTTTTATAAACCAATGGAAGAATTAATCAGGTTGGCGCTTCCAACTGCTAAACGATCTGGCAACAGTGATTTGCTCGCAGAAATCACTGTACAAGAAAGAGCGGCTGTCACTCATAGGAAATTAAGTTGGCTTGATTATTTTCAGTTAGTCTTCACTATTTTAATGGCTATATATAGCATATATAGCGGATACGATACATCTCTTCAATTACAAGAAATATTAAGCGAAATTCAAATGCAAAACGAATCAATAGAAAAAAACACCATAATCCAAGAACAAATATTGCAGGAAATTCAATCTCAACACCTTACCGAAGAAGAAAAGTTAGAAGCTTATCAGGTAATTGATGAAAAAGTCGATGAGTTAATTGAATCAATCGATACCTTTATAGAGTCCCGTGATAATATCGATACTCACTCTGATAATTAATAAAGATTAAAAATCCTCAACACGTTTGCTTACTTTCGTGTGGAGGATTTTAAAAGGAGGGAACCTTTCATAAAGACTTCAGCGGCTAACCAACCAAGGAATAGCATCACTGTCAGTTCTTTATGTTCTAACTATATTTCATTTATTCAATAGTTTCAGCATTTCCCGATGGTGCTCTTTTGGTGCACTTTTATAATGCACTATATTCTTTCGCCACTTGCATCGCTCGCATGATTTCCGCATGACGTTTTTTAATATGACTGGCGCTGTAACCTACTTCCTCGGCTATAAGTTCGAGCGTTAGGCCTTCCACATACTTGAGGTACAGGATACGACTATCTAACCCCTTAAATGCTCTCATCATCTTCTGCATATCGTATAGATCATTCATGCAATGGGCGAGTTCATATTCTATTACTTCTATACGTTCTTCCAGTTGCGCCCCGTCTGATTCGGCGGTCAGCTTATATTTAGCAAGATCACCAGACACCCATCTACCTAATTCTTTTTTGGAACGTTCCAGGTTGTAATCCATGTACTCTATTTTTTCTTCGAGAATCTGATAATCATTTAGCCATTCAAACAATCTACTCGACCGCCTTTCAAAACATTCCCGTTTTTAAAAAATGCCGCGCCTGGTAATAAAATCTATGCAGTATATTATGACCAATCATCTGCTTACTCATTGGTACAATCTCAAAATTGTATTTCGCTTTTAGGCTTTCCAGCCGGCCTTTTAATGCCTTCGGATCGTACTTGCTCCTATAATCACCTTTTGCTATTTTCTCATCAAAGTCCGGCTCCTCCACAAACAGGACAAAGCGGCTACCCTGCGCTCTAATCAATTCATTGATAAAAGCATGCTGTGTATCTTTTTGAAGATTCCCCGTAATTTCATCTACTCCATTTTTTCTTTCAATGAATGTATTCATGTATAAGTCTCGTTGAATACCTAATTCAGGATTAGCTGGGATCATGCAGCCGTAATCACCATGGTCTAACTTCTGAATTTTTACCGGAATACTTTTTTGCTGTAAATATTTTAAAACATGACCATTTACTTTTTCTCGTGTATCAATAACAATTGTCAACGTCTTCAAAATTGTATCTATTTCTTTATCTGTATATCTGTAGTGTATCAATTCATCATATCCTCCCTCTGTGGCGTCACAGCGTTCGATTTTAGGCGCTTTAATCATCAAAGATTATAAACGTTCATATTCGACATAAAACGCCTAAAAGCGCTCGTAAACTACTTATTTTCACTAGCCCACTTTTTGGCTCTTTCGTAAAATTCCATTTTCATTTTATCGGATTCAGCATTTTCGTATGGTCGATAATCATCATACGGATCAGTCCAGCCGTTTCTGGCAAGCACAACCGTCCAATCATGCAGCAAGTTCAGCGACTCGTCCTCCGATAATAACCACAATGTCATTTTCGGATGCTTGAGCCATCCACAATACAGCTCTAATGCTTTTCTAATTGTCACGTCTGGGCCAGATGCGCCCTCCCAACTTTTAAACCAATCATCAATCTGATTAAAAATAGGTTCCGCGGATTTCAATATTTCTGGATGGATCAGGCTCGCATTTTTTAGTGCAAGCCTGCCGTCTGATTCATCTCTGTATATCTCTGCTCCACTTTTCCATATCAGTGAGAGTATCTTCAGTAGGGACATCTTTCAACTCAACTCCATAAAAGTAAAATTTGTTTTCACTTCTTTTCAAGCCGCACTGTTCTAATTGTTTGTAAAAAGTGATATTTCCCAGCGGCTTCCGTCCATGCAAATTACAATAATATCTGTACCGCGCATAAATGCTTCCTGTCCATAATCTTTTGGCCTTCTTTTTCCTTTTTAAATTATTTGAAATGAATATTTTCGTGAATTCCATACGATTTACCACATCCTGTAATAATTATAGTTATCAGCAAGTTACTGAATCGACGAAAAAAATGACAAAGTTACTTAAAATAACTCAAGAAAGTCAGTAATATCAATGGTTCAAGTGTCATCAGTTACTGAGCGTGGTCAAAAATCCGTTGTATGCTATATATAGAATATATATATATATTTTATTTTTATTTTTAAAATCAACTGAAATACCAATAATCATAATAACCACATCTTAAAATACCTATCACCAACCATTGGTATCATTGACTTTGGAAAAAAATGTATTAGTTATTAAAGGCGTTTCAGGGTTACTGAGTGACCTTGAAAAAGGCTGTTTCTTCATTTCCAGTAACCCCTTCAATAACTGGCGCTCGTTCATTTATGGTAATTCCAGTCAAAAACGTTTTGTTTCCGGCGCCTTTCGTTTTTCCGAAACCTTTAGTTTCCAACATTCTATAAAAAGTTCGGTTTCCTACCGTCCGCTCACCCGCCTTGAAACACCAATTGTTGTAAACGCCGTACAATTCCTTGGCCTCGATCATGATCGCCTCGTTTTTGGGCTCTTTGGTGTAACAGATTTCGTCAAGAAACGGGGCAAGTATATCCATATCATCTTTATAAGCGCCGGTAGCATCCCGAACTATCTTTGGCTCCTGCAGACCTGACTTCTGCCACTTCAAGCAACCTTCGAGGATCCAGTTGAATATGCCGGGAATTTCAAGCGATAATTTTTCTTCTAGTTTTTTATCCCGCTCATGCGGTTTTAAATTGAGTGTAAACGGGATAATTTTTACACGTCTCCAAATCCCGTCATCAAGTCCGCCGATCACTGGCTTGTGATTGGTTGTAAAAAATACTTTAAATTCAGGGATAAACTCAAAATATTCTTGTCGTAAAAATCGGGCAGTAATAGGTTCGCCACCTGTTATTGTTTTAACAAGCGATTCCTGCAGCTTTTCGCCTTCTTCGGACTCCACTGCAGAAACAAAGCGGGCGTTTGCGAGTCTGGCAATGTCATTGTTCGCGCCATCATTCTTGCGCTTGATAAATGTTTCTGAATTGGTTTGACTGCCGTAGTCACCCATGATTTTTTTAATTGTATTGACAAAAGTTGATTTCCCGTTGGATCCACCACCGACCAAGAAATACATACCTTGTTCGGAAATATCGCCAGTCAATGAATATCCGGCCAAACGCTGCATGTACTCAATCAAATCTTTATCACCTTGAAATATCTGATCGATAAATTTCATCCACACAGGGCATTTAGCATTTTCATCAAATTCGACATTTGCAATTTGCGTTAATTTTAATTCCCGATCATGCGGTTTGAGATTTCCAGTTTGTAGGTCAATCACGCCATTTTCTATATTTAATAAATATTTATGACGGTCAAACTCTTCACGTTCACCCGGCACCAATGGCATTAAATCTTTAATACTATTCATACGTATATTTCTTCTTTCGCACATACGCGCCCACTTAGATTCCATTTCGTCATCCGATTTATACAGTCCGCGCAACACTTTCGCTGTAATGCGTTCAATTTCTTTTTTATTGTCAAATCTCCAACGCTTTCCATCCCATATGAGCCACCCCATATCACCGACATATTTGATTGTATGGCCGTATTCGTATGCGATCCGTTCCGCATTTCCTAATTCAGTTAGCCTGAATTTCTTTTTCGGTTTTTCCACTTCATCACCGTTATGGAAATCAAAAGAAAAATCATCGTACTGCTGTTGGTCCAATATTGTGGAAGGCGTGGATGTGATCGCTTCTGCAATAGTTCGTTCTCCGTACGTTTCCCCGGTAGAGTGATGGATAACATCCCATTTGTCGCGAATAAGACCAGTTTCACGGAACATTGCATCCATTCGTGTAGCCGATTTACCTGTCCAAAAAGCTAAATGATTACACAAAGCTAAGTCACTAGACGAATGGTCATTATCTATTAAATTACCGTTATAAAGCGATCGAATTTCATCGCCGCTTTTCGACCGAAACATTCTTTCCCAAAGTGATTCATTTGATAATTTAATTTCGTCTTTTTCAAAGTCCGATAAATTTACACGGCCTTGAATATCACTGTCATCAAAATATTTCTCAAATACTTCTGCCAGTTCATCGGTCCGATCATACACATCGTTAGAATTTTCTCGATTACCGGTGAACGTAAAATACCTGCCATATGAATAGATTTCCAAGCCGTGTTGCGCGTTCTTTCGTCCGGTACCTAAAACATTCTGCGGAAGGCCGCCTTTGATGATGATGTGTAAGCCTTTTTGACTTGGTGAAAATTCCGTGTAGCTATCCAATGAATCAATAATTTCTGAAGCGAATGTATTCGGTTTGCCGTCCACAACGCAGTTATCTATATCAACGCCAATGTAATTGTCCTGACGGCTGAAAACAAACCCTATGCCGTCATAACCACCTGTTAAGTAAAACTTGATAACCGTAGCGAATGTTGACCACGTACTTCTGTTATTTGTTTGTGCTACTTCGCCGTCTACTTGATACGGTACCTTGGTATAACGTCCACCCTTTTCTTCTGACTTCCACAATATCCACTGCGGAAGGGCTTTTAATTCGGATGGAATGCTATTAAAATCGTAATTCTCTTTCATGATTGACCTCCTAAATTGCCAGTCACTTTAAATCAGCTTCTTTTACGAAAACCCCATTGACCATTTTACCCTTGCGGTCTTTGATTTCTTCGTAGGCAGCCGCAATGCACTGCTCAATGCTCGTACCGTGCTGCATTGCAACCTGCACCATAACGACATACATATCACCTAGCGCATCTATAGTCTCATCTTGATTACCTTTATTGACTGCCCGGCATAGTTCACCATATTCTTCTCCTAATTTATTCACTTGCCTTGCTTTATCGCCCTGATCCAACCCGCGCGTGATTCCTCACGTTCTGATTTTGTCTGTCAGTTCTTGCAACATCTCGATCCCTCCTATTATTGCACTTCAAATTTTTTGCCGAATTTTCTTGGTCGCTTGATATTGTTATTCGCGCACATGACGCACAAACTATCCCGATGGCACACGCTGCCTACTTGCGTCTGCTGCTCATCGCCGCACTGAATGCAGGTGATGGTTTTCATGGCGACTGTGCGGATGCCAGTTGCTGTTTTGCGTTCGGTCATTGCTGCTCCTCCAATTCGATTAATTTATCAATATAAAATTTTGCTTTTTCGAGGTCTGGAATCCCGTTCTTCAAATCATAACGGGTAACATATTTTAAAGCGTTGATCCGGCAAAACCCTTTGAGTTCAGCAGGGTCAAATTTAGCCCCTGCAAACTCAATAACGTCTATGCCGCCTTTGTGGTAATGGTTTGGTTTGTTGATTAAGTCCTCTTTAGGCATAGGTGGGCCATTTGAAAAGTCTGGTTTTTTTCTCATTCCCATCACCACATACTTTTCTGTTCGCCGTATAATTCGACAAGCAAATCTTCTAGTAATATATTTCCTTCTGCGTTTCTGGCTTGTTCTACAAAATCCGCAAGCGAGATATTCTTCTTTTTAATTTTCCTGCGCACCTCTACCCAATCTGTGGATGGCTTGCCGCACCACTCGTAAAACGTCGTCCACAGTTGTGAGTCCATAAACTCAACCAACTCATACATGGCTTGTACCACTTTTTCCGTATTGCCTTGTGCGCCTTTTTCCCAAATGCGCTGCTTGAAAACTGATTGTCCAAGTGTTAGAAAATTGAACTGGAAAACGAATGTATTCATCTTTGCATTGACTGGCATTGCCGATCTAGCAACCTGTGGAGTTTCACCGTGGTCTAATAGACAGTGGTAACCTTCCATAGAGTTCTCAATCCACAACTTCACCATTCCAACGTCCTTAACCTTATCGCTAGGCATTGTATAACCATCACTCTTTAGCGCTCTGTTACCGCCTGCCACGCGCATATTTGCCGTACTGTATGTTGCAAGATGGTCATATACTTCCTTCGATACGTCTATAAACTCAAACTCTGCCATTTCACCGCGGAATATAGCTGGCACATGCCCCATGCGAATGATAGATAATGGTCTGCGTATATTATCAATATCAGTCTTGCCTAAATAACGTGCTGCATTACGCGCTGCGTGTAATCTGTCGGGATCACTGTATCGAGTGAGCTTAATTGTAAATGTATCGCCGTGATAAACCGGCATACCATTTTTAGTTTTGATCATTATTGCGAATCCCCTTTTTATGTTTAATCGGTCTATCGTCTTGCACAAACCGCAAGCCCTGTTACTCGATCACCGTAGGCTTGCCTTTCTTTCGTTTCGTGACCGTAACTTCTTGCGTCGGATTGATTATGAATGCGCCGTGCTTGCCGCGGATCATTGCGTATCACCGTCCAGTTTCTTAATTTTCCGCACTAGTTCTGGTTCCATAAACTTTTCAAATGTATGGAGCAGAAAAGACTTCATAGATGCTTTCGGATGTGATGCAGTGTTGTTGTATGCTGTTTGCATGGCTCGGCGCATATTGTTGGTTAGTTGTTCTAATTCTTGAGTTCGTTCGGCTTGTTGTATGAGCCATTTAAAATCATCGAAATGATCACTTTGGCCAACCAACACTTTAATTCGTTTAAACCGTTCTGCGTTAGTTTCAGTTTTCATTCATCAGCACCTCCGAATTCGATGAAGGATTCTGCGGGGTAGAAGCCTTTTATAATCTTTGATTTATACTCTTGTTTAGCAATGAGTAAATTAGTGCATTTCTTGATTAGATTTACTTGGTCACTTATCGAATCGAACGCCGTGAGCACTACATCTCCATCCCGGAATTCCCCCGGCTCCCTGCCGATCTCCGCCCACTGCCTGCGTTCTTGTTCGGCTTTGATTTCTTCTGGTGTGGCGTGACGGATGTTGCTTCTCAATATATTCGTATAAGTCGAATCGTCCGAACGGATAATCGTGAAATAGCACCTTCCGTCATCTTTTCGTTCTGTCGTTTGTGGGTATTTAATTTTCACAACGTCCCCATGCCATACAACCCAATCTCCGGCGTTGTACTCCGGCTCGACTTCATAATTTCCTTTAATCACTTCAGAAAGAGCTTCTTCACTAAATCCTGCTAACGTTTTTTTGAATTCATTTATCGTTCGTTCTTGTTTTTCTGAAATTCTAAACTTTCCCATTACATATCCCGTCCTCTCATATATCCAAATCCATAAGCCGCTAAAAATATCAACATTGCCGATAGATAAAATATCAATTCACTTTCACTTCCATTGTTATTTTCGATTTTTGGGTATAAAAAAGAGAAGTCCATTACAGACCTCTCTATTTGATTTTATTTAGAAAGGTAAATCATCATCTTCAACTGTAATCGGCCCACCAACCTGTTGTGGAGGATTAGCATTAGATGGATTGTAATAACTAGCTTTCGCGTACATATTGTCGTTATTACCTTTTTCATGCTTCACTCCGATTTCCAAGTTTTTATTGATTAGCAGATTCGCCATCTCTTCGCATGAATTAAATGTGTGATTTTCCGAAAATCCTGCAGCCTTACATAGTGACTTTACAATTCCTTGCGCTACTGGATGTTCAAAGGTGAAATTGTTATATAAAATTTTAGAACCTTGATGATCTTGCGGAACATCCGAACGAATCTCAAAATCTACAACCATCATGTCTTTACCTGCTTGTGTTTTTTTAGCAACCGCATTGATAATCACCGCTTCATACTTGCCTGGCTTTGGTAATTCAAAACCTTTTACTTCTTCTACTTCATCCATTTTGAAAAAACTCATAATTATTTATCTCCATTCTGTTTTGTATTTTTTTCTTCTTCCACAGCTGATTGTGTGGAGGACAGTATTAAATCTTCTTGCTTGCAGCCCTTCCTGGTATCCAGATGGTTTTTCGCGAACATACTTTGAGTACCTTCCAAAATAAACCCGCGTTCTCCGTCCGATTTCCTGACCAGTCGAGCGACTACATGCACTACGCCCATTAGATGATTTACGATCTTATCTGGAATATCCGGGATAAACTGCGTATACTGCTGACCGTCATCGTGTATAATGTCTCGTTTAGCTTCCCAATAGCTGTAAATGATATTGGCATCCAGTGCATTAAATGTTTCGGTCAACTCCAAAAGGTGATTGTACAAAATCGCATAATCCTTTAATTCCGGCATACCGCTTTTGGTATTCTTGCCTTTTTCCATCAGCCATAATTTTTGATAATGTGTTAAATTATCAATAAAAATATTGTCATACTTGCCGATATTGGCTTTTGCTATGCCGTAAAACTCGATAATACTTTTATGCGGATTGCTGCCATCTATTCTTGCCACATCGACATTTGCATACCCTTGCAGCACCTGACTAGTGCCGTCTATATCAAGATGCAATGTCTTGCCTGGCAATAGTCCAGACACGGTTGTTTTACCGTCTCCGGGTTTCGAATAAATGATAATGTTAGATTTTTTACTACGGCTAATATCTGCGCCATTTTGTAATTCCAAGTCTTCCACACTCTCTTTCTATTAAAACGGCGCTTCGTCCGTTTCCTCATCTTCTGGTTTTGTATGGACGTTTACCGTGCCGTCCGGTTCAACTTCAAACGGCAAGCCCTCATGTGCATCCTCAATGCTCATCTGACCTTCTGGCGCTTCATCCGGTCTGCCTTCCATGACTTCTTTAGGAGTGCCGTATTGATACGTCAGATCAACCAGGAAATACTGGCCGTACTTGTTATGCTTTTCACTGATTTTGTTCATGATCAATGCATCGTTTTCTTTTGCGGCCGAAACGATCTGCTCCGCCTCTTCCCGCGTGTCTGCGTAGTGCTGCTCTTTTTGGTTTAGTAGTTTTTTCATTTTCATTTCCTCCTATTATCGAATCCGTAAAGATTCACCTTGTGATATTTGTGCGCCTGGTATTTCTTCATTCGCTTTCAAACGTTCCATAATTGCTTTTTTATCAATAGATGGAGCAACTTCTACAAGGAATTCTTTCGGGATTAATGATTCGTCCACAAGTTTTAATGACGGTGGATTTTTCTGAATGGTGAATGTGAATTTCTCACCCTTGATCTTCTTTTCACCTGTGGAAGACATAGCATCGTGCATGGATAATTTCATACGTTTAATACCATTTTCCATTGTCTTGCGACGATCAGCTAAACGTTTTTCTTCCGCTTTTAATCCTTCTACATCAGATTCAATATTCCGGATGACCATCGCATAAGATTCCAATTTATCCTCAAGCGCACCCTCTATACTTTCTAATGTGTCTTCTAGTCCTTCCGATCCGTCCTCAATCATGCGTTGGATTTGCAGATAATTGCCGGTCAATTCATAGAGTGTCGCCAATTGCTTCGCCTTCTTTCTTTGTGTAATAACCTTCCGAAAAAGCTTTAACTTCTTCGAGCATGTCAATCATGCCTAGAATTCGCTGTTGCATAAGCTTGTATTCTTCATGTCCTTTAACTAGTGACTTTTCAGGAAATGGTAATTCACTTGCATCTTCCATTGCATCAATAGCCAAGTCAATCAGCTTGTCATTTTCCTCTTTCAACGTTTCTTCCAGATGTTCAATCAATTTTTCATTCATGTATATTCCTCCTGTTTCGTGGTATATTGATAGTGATAGATGTTTGATTAAGCCGCCCTCTGCAAAGGGTGGTTTTTATTCGTTTCTCGAAATCATTTCCTCCAATTCTTGCAAGCTGTTATTATAATTTTCTTCAAGTTCGTTTAAATCAATGCCTAGATGACCTGTTAATTTTTCGATTAGCCAAACAGCATCTTTCAAAGTTTGAATATCTTTTTCATTCATCCCTCTCACCTCCCTTCAATCTTCATCATCATCCAACCAAATCAATTCCCGCGACTTCTCGCTACCGCGCTTCGCAATTCGATTCTTGTATGTGTTTGTGCCGTAAAATATAACCGTTTCCCTTGATATGCCTAGCTGGTCCGCTACTTCGTCAACCGTTCCATCTGCCAACAATTCTTCACCTTTATAGATAGCGCACTCACGGTTATTCCTGACCGGCCTATGACTTTTGGCAGGCGGCTCGCTAATCGCCCTCTCCACTGACCAACCTCGATTAATGCGGCTATAATACGTTGCGCTGCATATGCCGTTCCGTTTAGCGATTGCTACCTGCTCGGCTGTACGTTGTCTGCGTGTCATTCCAACACCCTCCATTCGATATTTCCTTCCTTCAACATCTGTTCTGTGGCACATTCCACGTTACAAAAGTAGTTATACTCACTCGGGAATGCCAAGACACGCTCACCTTCTGATAGTTCTTGTCCGCAGTATGTGCATTCGTCGACTGTTACAGGTTCTTTCGGAACTACGCAGGCGGCCTGTAATCTATCTAGGTAGTTATCCATTTAGTCAACCTCCACAATTAACTCTAGTTGTTCGATGACCGGTACATTGGATACATCCAAAATGGTATCTTTTGCTTTGTTATAAAAGTCCTTTTCTACCTCAAAACCATAACTATCCCGTCCCAATTCGTACGCTGCCCGCAAAGTGGAGCCGCTGCCTGCGCACGGATCAACAACTACATCACCTTCATCGGTAAATATCTCAATCAGTTCTTTCAATACATTTACCGGCTTTTGTGTCGGATGTATGCGGGGGTACTCTTTCGCTTTGTCACGCTTCCATTCAAACCAATTTTTAATCATTCGTCCTTTTTGAGTTTCCGTCTTACCATTTCGGAATTTAGGTAACTTGTCACGATACAAAACAACTGCATGTTCTGTCGCGCCAACTATTTTCATATTCGCCTTCAAAACTTGCGAGCTAGTATTCTTCACGAAAAATATAGGATATGAGTTTTTAAAGCCGTATCTTTTACCTAACTCTGTTACCATGTGCATTTGCTGATATGAACAAAACACGATCATAGCAGGAGCCTGATTCTTTTCTTTTGGCTCTTTTTTTAGTAACTTGCTGCAAAAGTGCATGTATTCGACAAGGTTAAAATTTTCATCTGTTTTAAAGAAGGATTTGTTTGCCAGTTCACTTTCCCCGTTTTTGTTGTCGCCACCTACATACCACTGGTTACTAGACGCATACGCATTATTGCCTAAGTTGTACGGTATATCTGCAATGACCAGTTGTGCACGTGGTACGTTATATCGTTTAAAATTCTGAAAATGATCATGGTATAATTCGATTTTCGGTTTCCTCATCAATACCTCTCCATTCCTAAACTAATAAACTCGTCATAGACTGACAGCACTGTAAACGGTATCTGGTACGTGTGCCGCTTATGCAACGGCTTGTACACCCCTTCATGGCGATTCCATTTCCGGATCGACACCGTGCGTATCTTATGCCGGTTACCTGTGTATCTGACCTCCACACGCCATGCGCCGCCCTCGCTTGTCCATTTCATGGAGCAACACCCGGCCGCATGATGGCCGCATATATTTTTCGGCCGCCCGATCCTGCATAACCATAACTGCCGCCTGTGTATTTGTTTTTAGTGTCCGTGTAAAACTTGCCATGCTTTTCGTCGTCGATATATTTAACGACTGTGTAACCCTTGACTAATAAATCATGTACACGTTGCTCACGTTCAGCGGGTGATCCGGCTTTGATGGTTACGGTAAACATGTGATTACCTCCTAATATTGAGCGTTGGTATCGTCGATGACTTGTAATGCTTTAATATTTTCGTCTTCGTAATCCAGTGATGTCGTTGTATCGCAAAACGCGCGTCCCCCGTGATCGTTATTCCATAAAAAGGTAAGGGTTGAACCTTTTCCGATTATGTCAACACGGTATTTGCGACAAGTTTCAAGTGGACTATCTTTACGCTTGACTACTTGCCCGACAGAGTAATGACTAGGTTGCACCGCTTGCATAAACTCTTGTGGAACTTCAATATCCAACGCTCTTGCTAGTGCGATAGCTTTACCTATGTCAGCGTTGAATACTTCATCCGGCATGCATTTGGCGATACCTCTATCAAATACGTCACCTCCCATTTGCCCGCGCAATAAACAGACGACTGTACGCTTTTCGGCATTTACTATAAAATCCGCATCACATAAAACAAAATCATTTTTAGGTGCCTCGTAACCCTTTCGATTGGTCAGGGATCCGGTTATCCGTTTCTCACCTTCCACAAATTCCCTAGCCCGCTGAATCAATTCCGCACGTTGTTGGTTTGCTGATTTGACGGAATCGTGAGCAATCACGCTATCGAGTATTTTCAAAATTACTGCTAACTCATCATTTTCGTAACGATCTACTAATTGTGCAGCCACATCTTCAGGTGATGGTTCTTCGCTTTTCGCGCCTCGGTACCCAACATCAAATGCTGTACAAAAAATTTCCTCGATCAATTCTTCTGCCATCGCTTTATAATCTCCAATATGTTTACGTCCCATTTTATTTTCCACTAGATAAATCCTCCTCATTTTTAATTTCCTGTCCTGCGTGTTCCCATAGGCTACCGAGCATAAAAGCAATCATTACCAGTCCGATTGTACAAACTACTAAATATTCATAGTCTGTCATTTTACCTCTCCCCTTTCTTTCATTTGCTTATAAATCCTAGGCGCGGAAGTCTTCATAAAAAACGCATGCATTCTTTTTTGGACTTCGACGGATGGCATGTTTTTCTTTTTAGTTGTCATGGTTATACCTCCAGTTTTAAAGTTAACTGACCGCTATGCATGATTTTGTTGATAAAGAATAGCAAGCCTTTACCCGTAACGACCACCTGGCGCTGTGTTCTCAATTCACCTTCCGAATCGTAATAAAGTTGACAATGAATTTTCATCAAACCTTGATTAAGTGATTTTTGAGTAGGTATATTCCACTCTCTACCTTTGCGACTGACTAAATAGCCTTGACCACGTAACCATTTAAACAGGCGATCTCTGCCGATATTCACACCATTTTGTCGCATGTACTTCGCGGCCGCTTCAATCAACATACCTTCATCGTTAGCGGTAACCGCATTAGCCAGCACGACTTTTTCACGGTTATCCTCAATTTGTTGTTTCAATTGGTCGTTTTCGTCCACAGATTCAGCAAGCATGTATAATGCTTCTTTAAAGTTCGTTGGCAGATTGAATTCGGGTTGTTTGTTTTCAAGTTCTTCAATTCGCTTGATAACCTTGTATCTAGTTTTGGCATCGTATTTCAAAGCTAGTTGCATTGCTCCGTCTTTACCGAATGAGTAGCAGGGTCTGTTCTCGCCTTTCTTGTCGGTGTATTCAACGAGTCCAAAAATGGATTGGTTGAATTCCGGACCTAATTCATCTATTTCTTTACGAATATCTCGCATAACATGTGAGTGTTTCTTTCCTACAATTTCCGCAATGTCCAAACTCGTCATTTGTACATCCGCTTTCATTAATTGATTCAATGTAATTCCTCCTTTTTTATCCCCTTCTGTTAAACTGTTTGTGGAAGGGTGGTGATTATATTGTTGACTTATAAAGAATGGTTATTGAAATTTATTAATGTTGATTTACCTATTGGTGACATAGCAAAAGAAGTTTCTGTTGATCCTAATTTTCCGAATGTCAAAGACTATGAAAGTATTTTTAGTTACTTGGAAGGAAATCATACCTCCGATAGTTTCATGAGGGTTTTCGAATACTCCTACAAAATGTATTTCGATAGCACTCAAAAGTAATTACTGTTCGTGATACTTCTTTCTTCCAGTGATTACATTTGCAAGACCGTCTTGATACGGCACATTTCTTTTTTCTAACCTATGAGATGCTTCATTCGCGACTGCTCGTAACAGTTCCGATTGTTGTATCTCATTTTCTTTTACAAATGGTTTCATTCCATTTTTCGCTGCATATTCAACAGCCAACTCAAAAGCTTGTTTTAAATTTGTGAATACGTCTGTTTTGCCTTCCACACTTATTACCTCCCTTTATTTAATCGCTGTAGCCTTCTAGTCCGCTCTACAGTCAAGCCTTTTGATAGGCTTTAAACATTAACTAGATTTAAATTCTAGTGTGTTGCCAAAAAAAATATATTCAACCGGATAATTGTATGCTTGTTCGATTTTGTCGAGATAAGAAATTTTGATGTTACTAGAGTTTCTTTCCCAGTTGATGATGCTGGATCGAGATACACCAATTTTCTCCGCTGCTTCCACGATGCTTAAACCTGCATTAATACGTGCTGCTTCGAGCGTAATTTTCGGTGGGCTTAGAACCATGTCTAATCACTTCCTTTCTTGTCGTTATTTATACAATACTAGATTTAAATTCTAGTGTCAATAGATTTCTATACTTTTATTCTAGTTTTTTGTATTTGGGGTTTACATTAGTAGATTTTAAAGCTATTATTATATTAGAGATTGGAGGTGTATATAATGAAGGATATCGAATCGGTGATAGCACAAAACATTAAGAAGCTTTTAAACGAATATAATCTTAATCAAAACGAATTAGCTAAGATAGCCGGAGTTTCAGAATCAACAGTTGGTAAATGGGTATTAAGAAAATCTACACCTAGAATGGGTGCGGTACAGAAGATAGTAGATCATTTTGGAATTCCAAAAAGCTACATACTTGAAGAAAAACCCACAAACTTAATAGAAGTCTCCCAGCGAACTATCAGAATACCAGTGTTAGGCAAGATTGCTTGTGGAGATCCGATACTAGCGGAAGAAAATTACGAGGATTATAGAACCGTATTAGAAGAAGGTTTGCCATCTGGTAACCTAGTATACTTGGAAGCAAAAGGAGATTCGATGCAACCAACGATTCCGAACGGTGCAATGGTCATGATCCGCGAACAGCCGGAAGTGGAGTATGGAGAAATAGCAGCTGTACTGGTGAACGGGAATGAAGAAGTTACACTTAAACGAATCAAGAAACAAGGTGGTGTAATCTTCCTGATGCCGGACAACCCAGCGCACGAACCGATTTTAGTAGATGAAGATAATCCAATTAAGATCATCGGCAAGGCAGTTAAGTTTGAGCAAGACCTTTAATAACTAACGTTAGTAATTAAAAAAAGAGTAGCGTCCTCATTCGGATAGCTACTCTTATCTATAGGGGGAAATATAATGACTGTAGGAATCTATATTCGTGTATCGACCGAGGAACAAGCGGCAGAAGGGTATTCAATCAGCGCCCAACGAGAACGATTAAAGGCGTTCTGTGTTGCACAAGACTATGCAGACTATAAATTCTATGTGGACGAAGGAATATCAGGCAGAAATACTAAACGTCCACAATTTAAAAAACTAATGGGCGATATAAAAGCAGGACACATTAAAGTGTTGCTAGTCTATCGACTGGATAGACTTACGCGATCCGTCCGAGACCTCCACAACATATTAGATAAATTAGAAAAATATAATTGTGTATTCCGATCCGCTACAGAAATATACGATACGTTCACAGCGATGGGGAGAATGTTTATTACGATTGTAGCCGCTATTGCAGAATGGGAAAGCGCGAACCTTGGTGAACGTGTATCTATGGGACAAATTGAAAAAGCTAGACAGGGCGAATGGGCAGCACAGGCACCGTATGGTTTTTACAAAGACGAGAATCACAAACTGCATATTGATGATCAACAAATAAAAGCAATCAAAATAATGATCCAAAAGGTCCGTGAAGGTCTGTCATTCCGTCAGCTATCCATTTATATGGACTCAACCGAACACAAGCCAAAACGCGGCTACAAGTGGCACATACGGACGCTAATGGACTTAATGCAAAACCCTGTTTTATATGGGGCTATGTATTTTAAAGGGACCGTATATGAAAACACTCACCAAGGTATTATGGATAAAAAGGAGTTTGACCAATTACAAAAACTGATTACATCAAGACAAAACTACAAAACCCGAAATGTCACTAGCCATTTTGTTTACCAAATGAAAATTGTCTGTCCTGATTGTGGCAGCCGATGCACATCCGAACGAAGCGTGTGGAAGAGGAAAACCGATGGATCAACACAAGTTAGAAATTCATATCGTTGCCAAGTGTGTGCATTAAATCACCGAGACATTACACCGTTTAACGTGCGAGAATTTACAGTAGATGAAGCATTAATGGAATTTATGGATAACTTCCCCCTCACTCCAGATGATAAGCCACAAGAGAAAACCGATGATGAAAGCCTGGAATTGAAGCAAGAATTGAAACGCATTGAAAACCAACGCGGGAAATATCAACGTGCCTGGGCTACGGATTTAGTTACAGATGAAGAGTTTAAAATCAGAATGGATGAATCAAGAAGTAGGATGGAAGAAATACAAGTGATGTTAAAAGAAATGAAGTGTGAAGTGCATGAAGAAGTGGACATTGAACGCTATAAAGAAATTGCACAAAACTTCAACATTAATTTCGAGAACTTATCCCCAAAAGAACGTCGAGAGTTTGTGCAAATGTTTATCGAAAGTGTAGAAATAGAAATACTGGAAAGAACAAAAGCAAAAGGGTTTAGGAATCAACGTATTCGGGTGTCAAGCGTACATTTCTACTGACTAAAATAGTATGTATTTATGTAAGTTTAACCACGACGAAATGTTCCTGGTTCAATGACGACATATCTGTCATCAGATAATTCGCAGCATCTTCAGGTGAGCGGATCTTATAGCGGTCCTGCGGTGGCGTGCGGTATAAACGCTTGCCAAGTTCTGCAGCAGCCAGCAACTGCACCGCTTTTGCTTCACCGACTCCTTTGATTTTCGTCATTTCTTCCACCGTCAGCTCTTTCAAATCTTGCAGGCGGTCAATGGTCGACAGCACGCGGTTCGCCAGGACGAGCACCGACTCCGACCGCGAGCCCGACCGCAGCAGGATCGCCAGCAATTCCTGGTTGGATAAACTGCCTGCACCTTCGCGAATCAAACGCTCACGCGGCCTGTCTGCGATATGGACATCGCGGATCATCATCTGCGGTGCTAAATCCAATGGCAT